TGCACCGTTGGCCACAGCCGCAGCGTTGGCGGCGCGGGTCTGGACTGCGGAGGCGCCGGCGTCGAGCTTGGCGGCCGCTGCGGAGCGCTTCTCGGCGTCCTCCAGCTTGTCGACCTCGGCGGTCAGCTCTTCGAGGGTGAACTCAGAGTCCTTGTTTCTGAGCTCGTTCTTAATTGCGTCGCGGCGCTCTGCGAGCGCAGCGGCGTCGGCGGAGCGGTACTGCTCCACGGTCCACTTCTGAAACTTCATTTTCGTTCCTTCCTTAGAGGGTGATTGCGAGGGCTTCCCTTTCCCTCAGCTCCATATCGCGCAGAAGCGACTCCCGCTTCTCCGCCTCGATCACTCCGTCGAGGTAGGAACGCGCGTGAATCTCGGTGCTCTCGTTCGCCGGAAGGGAAACCGCCGAAACGTCGAACACCTTTGAAACCTTGTTGATGTAGCTGGTGCGGGTCTGCTCGTCCCACTCCCAGCCGTCTGCGGGGACAGTGAAACCCCAGCTCATGCGGTCGATGAGGCCGTTTGAGATTGCCTCGTAGAGGTCTCGAGCCTCGCGCGAGCCGTCGAGGCGCGCCGTGACCTTCAGGCCGTGCGCATCGGCGTCGAGCGACATGGAGCCGTTGCGCAGACGCGCTGCGGGGGCGCCCTCGTGGTTGAGCTGGAAAATCACGTCGGCCATGTCTGCCCCGGCAAGCGCCGTAGACCTCACGCACTCGTAGTACGCCGTGCCGTCGGCGTCGCGGAAAAGCTCGTAGGGCTCGTCGAACGTAGTGGCGTAACCCTCGACCGTGTAGGCCTTCTGCCCGTCGCTTGCAGGGGCGCTCGTGTGGAACTCCCCGGAGAACGCGCGGTACTCGCGCTGGTTGGGCTTGTACGGCATCAGTCCTCGTCCTCCTCCGCGCTTCCTCGCGTGTCGTTGTCCTTGTAGATCTGGTCGTCTCCGCCGAGGTCGAAGTCCTCGGTCTGCACCTGCGTGTTGAGCAGGTCGTCACCGGCGTCGCCGCCGGACTTGTAGACCACGTCGCCGTTGTCGTTGAGAAGCGCGTACTCGCCGCGCACGGGGCGCAGGTCGCCGCCCGGGATGGGGGGCATCTGAAGAATCTCGCGGCCCTCGTTGAAGCTCATGAAGCCTCTGTCGGACATGTCGCGGATCATGTTTCGCTTGGACGCGTTGGTCGCGTACTCCAGGCGGTTCGCGCTGAAGTAGATGCGGTTGCCCGCCGAAAGCTCGCGCGGAGAGTAGAGCATCTTCGAGATTCCCTCGCCGAGCTGCGTCGCAATCGGCTCGACGGTGTTCTCGTAGAACGCGCCCCACTGGTCCTCGGTGTAGTCGGCGGTGAGGATGGACTTGTTCACGCCGAAGTAGATGAAGACGTTATCTTGGATGCGCTCCATCTCCTCAGTCGGCACCGTGTAGCTCTGGTTGTCGACCTGCTTCAGGTCGGAGAACGTCTGGTCGTAAAGGAGAAGGCCGCTCTTGTTGTTCTCGGAGAGGTTCGTCTCGGAGAACTCGTCGCGCTTGCGCTGCAGGTCCTCGGGGCGCACCACGCTCTCGATTCGACCGATATAGCGGATGTTCGCGCCGTTGAGAATCGCTATCTCCTGCGCCTTGTTCTGCGCCTCGGAAAGTTTGAGCGTCGGGTCGAGCGGCGAGTTCCCGGAGCCGAAGAAGTCGCTCTCATACTGGAATCGCGTGAGTATCGCCACGTTTCGCAGCTCGATAGCCGCCACGTCGCCCGACCCGAGGTAGAACCTGACCCACGCCTCGCCTCTGTAGTCGACGACCTCGGCGCTCTCGGCCTTCAGCGGCCAGATGCCGGTGACGTTCATGTCCTCGTCGTAGGACGGGACGACGAACGCCGTGGTGTCGGTGACGAGGATGGTGGCTACCCTGTAGAGGAACTGGGGCCATGTCATGTAGGCGTTGGGGTTGTTCTTGATTGCCCGCTTGATGCGAGGCTCCGCCGAGCCCTTGACCTCCGGCTTCAGCCTGCTGCAAGCGCGCGCGACGGCGTCGATGGCGGCGCGCGTCAGCATCGTCTCGTACACGCCCCTGTTGCTCAACGACAGTGATGGCGCGTACTCGGTGAACGACTTGTAGCTTGTGGATTTAGCGAAGGTCTGCTCGCTGCGTGGGCGGCGGAGAATGTCTGCCAAAAGTCCCATGCCCAAACAGTACATCTGTGCCAGTTCGCGTCAAAGGGAGCGATTCCGGCCCGTCGCTTGCAAGGGCCTAGCAGCTCGCCTGGTACTCGTCCCAATGGCGCATGAGCGCTATGTAGGCGTCGAGCTCGCAGGCGAAGCCGTCGATACGCCCGTGGTCGCCGTTGCCCTTGCACGGGAGGATGTTGTCGTTGCGGTCGCGCTGCACGGAGACGTTCATGCGGCACCACTGGTTTATCGGGTTGTCGTTATCGACGATTCGCCCTGCGGAGAAGTCGGCGCGTATCTGCTTCATGGGCGCGGACAGCGTCTTGGCGCCCTGCCTGACCTCCTCCAGGCGCTTCCTGCCGACGTACGAGCGGGCGCGCTCCTGCCAGGTGTCGTCGGTGAGGTGCCACGGGTCGTAGCCGAGCGCGAACGGGTACACGTCCAGCTCGTCGCGGACCTCGTCCATCCACTCGAAAACGACGCGGTGGTCGACCTTGTTGCCGGGCACGATGCGCACGAGGTCTTGCTTCGCCCAAAGCTCGTAGGGGGCGTTGTCGCGCGTGGTGCGCAGGCCGCTCTTGCGGCGCTCCTCCAGCGCGGCCTCGGGGAGCCAGTACATAGACAGCTCGTAAATGTGGTCGTCTCCCGGTCGCATCATGAGGCACTTCGCGGCGGTGAGGTCGACGGAGTCTGAGGCGTCGTAGCCGAACACACCGTAGCGGAAACCCATCTCGCCCATGTCGAACGTCTCGCGGTTGACGGCCTCGTCGAAGCGCAGCCACGCGCTGGCCTTGTTCTCCGGGATGTCCATGTCCTTCGTCATGAACGTCGGGAGGAACGACGGGTCCTGCTTCGCCTTGGCGAAGAATCCCTGAAGCGTCTCCAGCTTCTTGATGGTGCCGAGGCCGGGGTTCGCCTTCACCCAGCACGACTCGTCCGTCCACTCCGTGCGGTCGTCGAGCTCGTAGATGACCGGGAGGAAGTGGTCATCCTCGACCGTTCCGTCGAGCCAACGCGAGGCGTAGTCGTACTGCTGGTCGAAGAAGTTGTCGCGCTCGAATCCGTTGGTCGTGATCTCCACGATTAGGGGCTGGTCGCGCGAGGACGTGCCTTGCTTCAGCAGGTCGTACACATCTCGGTTGGTGATTGCCGCAGCCTCGTCGATGGCCGCGAAGTGGACGTTCAGGCCGTCGAGGTTCCTGGTCTGCGAGGACAGCGGGGTAAAGTACCCGCCGTTCGCGCGGTTTATCAGCCCGTCCTGCGCGCGGTCGGGGATGATGCCCTTGTGCAGGCGCTTCGCGAGCGCCGGCGACTGCCTGACCATGTTAAGCATGGCGCCGTAGAGAAGCGAGGCCTGGTCCTTGGAGGTCGCCGCGCTGTAGCCCTGCGGCGCGCCCTCCCCGTCCTTCGTGAGCATGTACAGGCCGATTCCGGCCTGCTCGGTCGTCTTGCCGTTCTTACGCGCGCGGACGTTGAAGACCTCGTTGAACTGGCGAAGCCCGTTGTCGTCGACGAACCCGAACGCGAGTTCCTGCCAGAAGAACTGGAACGGCTCCAGCGTTATCCTCTGGCCGGGCTTGCCCTGCGGGTTGCAGCAGAACGCCTCGATGAACCGGCCCGGCCTGCACGCGAGCGCGGGGTCGTAGTGCCAACACTTATATTTGCCCGACTCGACGCGCGGCAGCATGACCTCGCAGAGCTTTCGCACCTTCTCGCACGCGACGATGTCGCCGGAGAGGACGCCTCGCATGTAGCTCAGGCACTCGTAGCCGTCGCGCTCAGGCGGTCGGCTAGAAGTCTGCGAACTCATCGGTCGCCACGGACTCTTTCTCGTTGTCCTTGCAGAACTTCTTGATGGCCGCTGCGGTCGCGATGGCCTTCGTCACGAGGCGCTGGTAGGCGATGAAGTACTTCGACTCCTCCTTGACCTCGTGGCGGTTGTTCTCGCCGCCGCGCACGGCCACCTCGACCACGCCACGGCAATCAACCTCTGCCTTCAGCTGCCTCATCTGGTCGACCATCCAGACGTACTCGGCGAGCATGTCCTTAGCGAGCGCGAGGTTCAGGCCGTCGAGGTTCGACACCATGGCGGCGAGCTCCTCGACGCGCTTCTCGTTGGCGTCCTTCTTCCTAGCCAAGCGGCACCGGCCTCCCGTTCGCGTCGAAGCCGACCCTCGGCGAGGAGTCGGCTGGGTAGTGGATCTCGGCGTGGCAATCGCGGCACACGCGCATGAGATTGTCCAGACCGAGCGCTATGCGCGGGTCTGAGACGTTGTCAGGCGTGAGGAACACCTTATGGTGGACTATCTCAGCCGGGACGGCCTTCCCGGCCCTCCAGCAGCGCTCACACATTCCAGGCGGGCATATGCGCCCGTTCACCAGCTCCACGGGGCGGCGCATGGCCCGCTCGCGGACGCGCTCCCATTCCTTCGACTTGTAGAGCCGCCTAGAGAACTCCCTGCTCACAGACCCTCCCCAATGTCACGTTAAGTCCCTCGAAGCCTCGCGAGAATCATATAAGAGCGATGGGAAAATTGGGCAAAATCGAGTTTTTCATTTTTAATTCGGGCTTAAAAACAACTCCCCGCGCCGGTCCCCCCGGGGCCTACCTGCGCAAACACCCTAGGGGGGTACCCCTTGTGGTTTCATCTCTTATGCTAGGTGAACGTTCCTCTCGCCGTCCCTAGCGACGCCGCCCGGCCCCGACGCGAGCCGACGCCGCGAGCCGCGAGCCG